CAGACAAATCATATATCTATGCTACTCTCAGAAAGATAAATGATGAGATGAGAAATGATTTAGGCAGAGATCTTAATACTGATTTTGTTTTCCAGGGTAAAACCTTGAAACTAAAAACAATATTACTATCTAAGCTTTCAGTAAATGATAGAACTGAGTACAGTAATAATTTTGTACTAAGAGCTAATAGCATTAAGAATCCGGATCCTAAAGTAAAAAAACCAAATGAGATTGTTGCTCTAGTAGTTACTGATGAGAAAGGAAACTACATTTACTTTGACAATAATGGTAATGTATCCACTAAAGAAAAAGGCGGTAGAATAGTTTACCAAATGATGCGTGATGCCAGAAAAGAAGGTGACAAATATAGAGTTACTGATATCTATGGTAGAACAGATCAAATTCAAACTCCTGAACAGATTGCTAATAACATGATGAACTTCATGGGTTATAAAGACAAAGCTGCATTTGAAAAGGGTGAAAAAATGTCATTCACGGACTTTGTAAAAGGTCTTGCTGAAGATCAACAAAAACAATTCAAAGCTCTATATGAGTTAAGAAACTCTATTGTAGAAGGAGGTAAATCAAAGTTACTTAAGTTAACTAGTATCTCAACTGGTGTTAGAATTAAAACTGATCCTAATCAAAAGGTAACTTTACAGAATCTTACCGGACAATTTCCTATGAATAGCAATGAGATATTAAGTAGTATGACTTTACTTAATACTCCATCAAAAGGATTTGAGGCTGGTGCTGCAATAGTCAATATTGAAGGTGAAACTTATAAGGTAGATAGATCTGATATAACAGAAGACTTAGCAAGAAAGATAGCTAAGGCTCTTACATCTAGCTTATCTGATGAAGATAAAAATAAATACTACTCACAGTTCTTTGTAGACAAAGGATTCTTTGGTACTAAAAGACACTATGCTGCATTTAAAAAAGGACAATTCTTGTTTACATATGATACATATACTGAACAAGAAATGAAAGCAGACAAGGCTAAAGCTCAGTCTAATAAAAGAAATGCAATTGATTTAAAATCACCTACAGCTGAAGAAGATATCTATAAGATACTTATGTCAGGTAAGTCTAGTGCTAGTGGTGCAAAATTCCCAGCCAAGATTAGATATGATGATACAGCATTGGACCAAGAGGTATATCTTGACTTTCAAGATGGTAAATTAGTTCCTGCTAACTACCTAGACTTCTTAACTACTCTTCCTGCTCAGATATTTATAAATGGTGCTAAGGCTGTGCCTTTCTATAACTCATATATGAGATTTAGAGTTCCAACAGAACTTAGTGAAAAGATTGATGCTGCTGCTGAAAAGGCCAAAGAAGATGCTGAAAAGAAATCTGTTGTAAGAACTAACAAAGATGATCTTGCTGATGCTATCAAAGCTTCATCTACAAAAAGTATGACTACTACAACTATTGGAGCAACTGCTGCAGGAACCACTGTTGATGGTAAACCATATGCTAACTTTAAGATTGTAAATCCAATAAAGGAAATTCAAGGTGTTAAAATATACTTAGAGCAAAAACAAGAGTCTGAGAATTTTAAATTTCCAAAGCATGGACAAAAAGTTCTTCTTGAAGTTGCCACTATAACTGTAGATAACAAAGTCATACCGGATGTAATACAAGTATTTGATTATACAGGAGACAAGAAAGGTATATTACTAGGACAAGCTGCTGAAACTGACTATGCAAACAATGAGCCTGAAAGAGATTACACTGCAGAACCAGGAGATATAATTGAAGAAAAAGTAGAGCCAAAAACTTCAGTTGAGGAACAAATCAATAAGGTTATAAACAACCCTAATGTTTCTCAACCTTCAGATAAAGGTAGTGGTATCAGTGGTTTATTTAGTCTTGATAGAAATAGAGCTTTACCAAAAGGTATAACTAGAGCTCAGATTGAAGATGCTAAAGAATGGTGGAGTAAATCTCCACTAAATAAATATATTGAGTTATCACACTTAGCAAATATAGTTAACTCAGAAGCCTATGCTAAATTTATAGTTGATGGTAATACTCTTGCCAATGGAGGCAAACTGGCTAAAATAGAAATATACAAGTCAGGTTCATTTGCTGATGTGTATCATGAAGCATGGCATGGATTCTCACAATTATTTTTAACTAGAGATGAGAAGAAAGCCTTGTATAATGAATTGTTTGAAAAGGGTCTTATTCAAAATGCTACATTCCGTACAATGGAAGAAATCTTAGCTGAGGATTTTAGGACATATGCACTAAATCAAAAGACTAAGAAAGGTTCTCCGGTAAGAAATACATTGTTTAGAAAGATCTGGAACTTTATTAAAAAGTTATTTGGTGTGCCTGGGGTACAAGATATGTCTCCAAATCTAGCAGAACAGAGCAATACAGTTAACGAATTATTCAATAAACTGTATATGGCCAGTGAGAACCCAAGTTTATTAAACACATACACTCCACTTGTAGATAATGTAATGTTTGATATACTTAACAGAGGTATCAATAATGTTAATCAACCCAAAGAGGATTCATTAAATAAACAAGATGCTGTATTAGTTTCTGAGTCTATAGATTCTGTTATATCAGAAATAGTTGATGAGGTAAATAATGACCCATCTAATAACTATGGTAAGTCTGGTACTCTAAAACTTTTAACAAAATCTCAGAACAAAGTTCAGTTATATGAACTTGTAAAAGAAAGATTTCAAGAAAGGCTCAGACAAATACAAGGAGAAGGTCCTGGTAAGATTACATACATGCCAGAGAAACCTTTTAATAGTTTCCAAGATGTTGATGCATTAGAAAAAAATGCTGCAGCTATTATCAGAGACAAAGATGGTAATCATAAATATGTGTTTCTAAGATCTCAGATTGATGATTATAATAACTTAGATTTAGATACAAAAGCGGGAACCAGACAGAAGGGTGAATTATATAAAGAAACCATAGAGATAATCTCAGACTTTTACAAACATAAGACTGTTAATAATATTAATGATCAGCCAGCTGATATATTAATAGTTACAGATATTGATGAAGCTAAGAACCAGTATGACAATTATGTTAAAGGGAAAGCTAAAACATTTACCTCAATAGACATTAATGATGATGTAGTAAATAGAGTGCCAGAAGTAGAGTATGAGCAAAGTCAACAACTAGACAATGTGAGAATTCTACAGACTGCCCTCAACAACTGGGGTGATCCAACTACTGGTGTTGTAAAGTATCATATTGAGAACAGTAGATTTGATCTTATCAGACAAAAGGTTACTGACATAGATACTGAAAAAGATGCAACTGGTGATGCAACAGCTAGTGAAAAGTTTGATAAGAAGGCCGGTGAAATGTCTCTATTAGAGATGGCTGACCAAGAGATAGTTTATATCCTAAAGAGTTTATTCAAACAAACTAAAAAGGGTACTAAGTTTGTAACTACTAATAACAAACTAGGCTTCAAAGACTTAGGTAACTTTAACCAGAACTGGAAGAACACTGTAAGAACTTTGAACGGTATTACAGATCCAAAGCAAATGTATACTGCAATTGTTGAAGCATCTAAAATATATCCTGAGTTTGAACAGTTATTAAATAAGATACCTGACCCATCATTACCTACTACACCTGCAGAGAATGATATTATTACTTCTATGTGGCAAACATTCCAAAAACCTGCAGCTACATTGCTACAGTTAACCGGATTCAAACAGGATGATGGAAGTATCATAACTGAGCTTACAAATGCTGCAGTGGATGTAGCAAATACTATTAGAGAATTTGGTAACAGATTTAAAGCTGATACTAGAGATGCATACATAGAAAGAATAGATAATCAATCTATGTTAAATGTAACAGCATTGATAAGAAACTTTTCAGACTCTAGTGGTAATTTAGACCCAGACAAAGCTTTTAGATTTTTAAATGCAATGGGCTTTTATCTTGATGATCTCAAGGTTATAAAGGATGAGCTCAATAGTATACAGGGTGTAAAAAAGTATGGTGTTAATTATATATTCAATACAATAAAGGCTATAAGCTATAGTGAGAATTCTAAGACTGTAAGTAAGGCTGCTGCTGATGTTATCTCTGAGTTTAAGAAAGACCCTTTAGCTACATTGGTAAAAGGTATTTCTCCTCAAGTTATTGGACCACCATCCAGCTTTGTATATACGGCAGGATCTAAACAGAAAAACTTTGTTGAGAAGATAGCCGGTTTACAAGTTAAGTATGGTGTTGATGCCTCTAACTTTACAGCACTTAACCCAGAAAGAAACTTAGTGAACAAACATATAGAGCACAGCAGTGCTAGTATGATCATTAATGGATTTAATCAAGCTACCAAGCTTGAAGACTTCTGGAAAAAAGATGAGTTAAAATATATGAGCTCATTCAATCCTGCAGTAAATCCTTTTGTTGAAGATTTGCAAATTACTAAATCTTTATTTGATTTAAGTAAGCCTGAGAAAGCTAGAAGAACTAGTAGATCTCTTGACTTAATACTTGATATGGGTACCCAGATTGCTGAGTTCACTGTTGAGGATGAAGATGGTAATAAAATTACCAAGTCTATTGGTACTAATACTACTTCATTAGATCAGTATAGTAAGTTCTTACAAGAGTTTCATACATTCTTTAAAGGAGGTTTACAAGAGTTCTTAAGAGCTGGATCTAAGTCTACAGCTATGGCCCTAAGAATAGAAGGTGGTATTATGTCTGAGATTGGTGATAGAAAAGATCCAAGATACTATATTGATTTAGATAAGTTTTTACCAGAGGGTAATGCTGAATCATTTGCATTTGACAATATTATTTTACCTTACATATCTGCAGAGACTGAGAGAATTAACAGGTTTAAAAACTCTTCTATTGCTAAGAACTACACTGGTTATAACAGAGAGTTTAAGAATGGTAAAATGTATGGAGAGTCATATGTATATTTTGATTCCATACTTGATGCTGACTTACAAGAAAAGATTCTTACTGCTGTAAACAAACCCGGAATGAAGTTGAAGGACTATGTTAAAAATGATCCTAAACTTTATGATGAAATTAAAAAACAAGTAACTAAATACTTTAATGATAGTACAGAAGAGGTTTATCAGTATCTACAGAAAGCTAAGTATATAGACAAAACTGTCATGGATAGATTAAACGTACCTAATCTAACTACTGCAGATAAAGAAAGAATACTTGCTAAAGCTTATATGTATAATGCATGGATCCATAACTTTGAAGTATCTCAAGTTATTTTTGGTGACATTGCACAGTTTAATCATAAGAAAGAAGAGTTCCATAAAAGAACTTCAGGAGCTATTTCTAGTGGGCCAAAAATCAGAACTGACAAAGCATTTAGAGATTTTATAAATGATGTCAACAGTAAAGAAACTGGATTTACATGGGATAGAAATGCTTATGCTAAAACTCTAGGTAGTCCTGACTATGTTAAGTTTACTTATAATGGCACTATTAATACAGCTATTATGCAGGATGCAGATAGAGATAGTATTTATAAACCAATTATTGAAAAAGCTATTAGAGAAGATTATGAAAAAAGATATGCTGGTAAACCTAATGCTGCAGAAGAAGTAGAAAAAAGAGTTAAGATTGAAGCTGATAAGTACTTAAAAATGACTGAGGCTGATGGTCAAGGTTACATTACAATTGATGCATACCGTACACTTAAGAAAGGTATGAATAAGTGGAGTGATCAGCAAGAAGCTCTTTACCAAAAAATAGTAGCTCGTCAAGAGATTACAGCAGCAGATGTTGTAAACTTCTTCCCAGTATTTAAGTTACAGAACTATGGTAATTTGGCAGGCACAGTGTTACCAGTAACAGCAATGCATAAGTTTGCTCTTATGCCTTTAATACCATCTGTAATTAAAGGATCTGACTTAGAGACTCTGCATCATGAAATGTTGAGAAACAATATTCAGTATGCAACATTTGCCAGTGGATCTAAAGTTGGTGGTGTTACTGCTGACGGGAAACCAGATAACATTTTTGCTGACAAAGAGCAAAAGATTATAAAGGATAAGCTAACTCTTACTCCTAATACTGTATATGTGGAGTATCTTAAAGAATCAGCCAGTGTTCCAGATTACTCTAAAGGTAAAGTTGTATTTGCAACCCAGTTAAGAAAACTACTTCTTAATGGTTTATATGAAAGCGGTAAACTTATCAATACTAAAAATGAATCTGCTGCTAATAGATATAAAGCTGCAGTAGACAACTACACTAATCTGTTAAAGCTTGAGCTCCTTGATGAGATTAACTTTAAGAAAGAAGGTGATACCTACAAAGGTAACATTGAAAACTTACTTAAATTAATTCAAAGAGAGCTAAGAAGAAAAGATATGCCTGAGCACTTAGTTGAGGCTATTGGTCTTAATGAAGATGGTACATTAAAGAATGACTTGTCAATACATCTTGATGCTCAGACAATTGAGAAGACCATAATGTCAATTGTAGAGAAAAGATTTGTTAAGCAAAAGCTTTATGGTGAAGCACTAGTTCAAGTATCAAGTACACTTACTAGAGGTATGTGGTCTGGTGGTATTAAGTTTACTGAAGGTACTGAAGCTGAGAGAGAAAAATTACTAGGTAGTAATACTCTTCCTTTCTATGAGCCCGGAAAAGACGGTAAAACAAATGCCATGAAAGTTTCCATTGGTATTCAAGGTGAGTTTAATAACTTACTTAATAAAGAATGGAAAGGTGAAAAGATAGGTACTGTCCAAAGACTTAATGAACTTATCAAAGATGAAGAGTGGCTTAATACTGATGATAACAGAAAGTCAATTACATTAAGTGCTGTTAGGATTCCGGTTCAGGGTCTCAACTCTATGGAGTTTATGGAAGTTTATCACTTCATGGATCCTAGTGCTGATAACATGATCTTTGTTCCATCTGAACTTGTTGCTAAGTCTGGTGGTGACTTTGACGTTGATAAGTTAACTACATTCTTTCCACACATAGCTTCTGATGGTACATATGTTACTAGTAAAGAAAACACCAAAGACTTTATCAATAAGATAAATGCAGAGAGAGAAAAGACTAATAAAAGTTTTGCTGGCCAGATTAAAGCACAGAAGAAAGCTGCGGAGAATGAGATACTTGAGTCAATTAAAGGGGTACTTGAATTACCAGATAACTATGTAAACCTTGTGAGACCAAATGATACATATATCTTACAAGATATTTCAGAAGAACTTGAGAACATAGTAAGTGACTATGATAGATTTGTAGGTGGTGATAAAGAAGGAAAAAAGATTACTCCATCCATTACACTTCATCCACTGTACAATGTACACAAGCATGGTGTAAACATGGAAGGTAAAGACGTACTTGGTATTGCAGCTAATGAAAATGCTATCAGTCCAGTCTTTGATTCTATTGGTGCAGCAATGCCAAAAGATTATTACTTAACTAAGTTTAGTAAAAAACTTGGAAGAGATGTAGAACTTAAAGGTAAACCAAAGGTTCCAATGAGATTATTCCTACCTCATAATAAAACTGAGGATGGTAGAATATCTCTTTCAAAAATCTATGATGCTGATGGTATTAATAGTGTAGCTGAATTATTTTCACAAGCTATAAATGGTACTGTGGACGTTGAGAAAAACCCATGGATATTCTTTATTCAAGGTAACATGGAAGTAGCTAGTACACTATTCTATCTATTTAAAGCAGGAGTTCCAGTAAGAGATGCTATCTTCTTTGTTTCCAACCCTTTAGTAAGACAGTATGTAGATAATCAAAAAAGATTAAAGAGTGCCTATGGTGAGTTTACCGGAGATGCTCCAAAAAATCAAAACTTTGTTAAGTATAATGCAGCTGAGATGGTTGTAAATAAAGTAATTTCTCAATTGCTTAGAAATGTTGTTAAAGAGCATAAAGGTGATATGTTTGTTGTTACTCAAGGACCTTTTGATTTTAAACCAAAAGTTAACAGAATGTCTGTTGAGGTATTTATAGAAGAAGTTAGAAATGGAAACCTTGAAGTATCTTTAATAAAAAGACTTGAGAAAATCTCAGGTAGTCCTCAGACAAAAATACTTTATACCAAACCTGAGATAACAAGTACAACTTATGCTAAGTCTGTAAGTAATTATGTGAACAAACCAAATGTTCTTAAGAATGGAGTATTTAGTTCGGCTGACATGGAAAAACTAGTAAAGGAACCAGGTCAAGAAAACTCTAACCTTGCTATCTCTATGTTCTTACATTACTTAGAAATAGAAAAACAACTTAAAGGTATTGCTACTGCTAAGTCAAATGCAAAACCGGATACTCAAACATTTAAGAGCCCACAAGAGATATTATATAGAGATGTAAACATTGATTTACTGGCTAATAACTCTAAGGTAGATCCAACCTTAATGACATCACTACAGACTGATTCAGTTCTTAGTTCATTGTTTGACAAGGAGATCATCATGTCTATGCTTAACCCATTATTTAAGTTAAGAGACAACACATCACTTAATGATTTTATATTGTCTAAGATTAGATTAAATGCTGATCTTATCAAAGCTAACTTTGGTCAAGGTAAAGATGGTGCTTCTAGATTCATAGATGAATATAAGAATGCCATGATCAACTTTATCTACCAGAACTACATGTCTAATATTATAGACTCCAATGGTAAGATAAGTAATAGACCTGATGATTATAGAGGATATAAAGTTACTACTAATAACTCCCAAGAGAAAGATGTAATTATAAATAAAGATGCAGAAGGAACAATAACAGGCATATCTGTTAACTATGATCTAATTGAATCTGATTATGATAACAACCTATATCTTGGTAAGAATAATGCATTAGACAACTCTTACTTTAAGAGAGGTCTGAAGACATTTAGAGAAGTTGATAATCTTTTCCCAGATAAAACAAGCTTTATAAAGTTTGTCATAGAGAGAGAATACTTAAGAAATATTTATGCATCACCTAAAGCTGAATTTAATGAGAATATGGACAATCTCATTAGCAAAGCTTTAGAGTTTGCAGCAATGAAACATGAGGGACAAACTAGAGCTGGTGGAAAACCATATGTCCTTCATCCAGTGAGTGTTGCAAATTCAGTACTTGCATTTAAAAAATCAAAGAACATTGATGCATTAATTAATGCTGCTCTACTACATGACACTGTAGAAGATACAGATACAACTTATGAAGAGCTTGAAAAATTATTCGGTGGTCTTACAGCATCTCTTGTTAAAGAGCTAACTACAGATAAAGAAAAGGCTGATGAAATAGGTAAAGATAAATACCTTGCTCAAAAGATGGCAGGTATGAGTAGCTATGCTTTAGTAATCAAGCTTGCTGATAGATTAGATAATGTTCAAGATATTGCTACTGCAAAAACTCCAGAGTGGAGAGCTAAATACAAAAAAGAAACTCTTGATATCTTAAACTACATTGAGAGAAACAGAGTTTTATCAGGAACACATAAGAAAATTATAACTAAGATTAGAGCTAAACTTGATCAAGTTATACCATCTCAAGAGACACCTGAAAAAACAATTCAAGAATTTGAGAAGTTTATTGCAGATAGAGCTCTTATGAATACATTCAATAAAGCTATCATTATGAAAGACAATGAGCACTCATATACTGATAAAGTAATGGGTATCATTAAAAACTTCCCGCAATTAAAAGCACAGTTCCCAATACTAGAACAAATATCAAGAGTACCAAGTAAGACTGGTGATAATATGTTGACTCTTAATGACAGAAAAATTATCTCAGGATCGGAGGCTCAGATATATGTACAGAATATAAAACAACTTGCTGATCCAAATATTAGAAAAGTAGAAGACCCAATATCAAATAAAGTTATCAGTGATGTCTTTTCTTTGTTTCCACAGATGATGGTATACCAGCATGGTGTAGGTAAGTCTAAATATGGATTTAATTCAGCTCTTCCTGTAGATAAGTATAATACTATAATGAAGTATGCTTCTAAAGTGTTCTCAGATAACTACATGAATAACAATGCTTTCCAAATTATATTTGATAGACTTACACAAGTTAAAACTCCATTCAAGTCATACATGCTTGATGCTGAAAAACTTAGTGAAGCTGGTAACAGAAGATTATCTCCTGAAGCACTTAAACTTGCAAATGAGGTTGCACCAGGGTTTATACAATCATCTTATGATGAAGACCAGATAATAGAATTCTTTGGTGAATTATCAAAAATTGATGAATCACTTGAAAGTGCAAAAGAAACTGCAGATAAGTCAAGAGAGTTCTTAAAAGACTTTTTAATTAAGTATCCTCAGTATAATGAAAAAACTAAAATAAAAGAGAGAAAGACTGCAAACTTTGCTATTGCTCAGATACTTATTTACAATGAGCTTGTAAAAGAACAAAGTGAAACAGATGAAGAAGGACCTACACCAGGTACTCAGTTAAGTTTATTTGGAGAAGAACCTGTTGAACCTACTGTAAGAAAAACTTATTCTGGAAAAGTAACTGGTTTACAACCTAATCAAATATTTGTATTTGGTAGCAACCCATTGGGTATTAATGGTAATCCTGCTAAAGGAACCGGAGGTGCAGCATTAGTTGCATATAATATTGCTGGTGTTAAACAGGGTGAAAAAATGGATAATAAACTTTCTGATTCAGGAAAAGCATGGGGTATAACTACTGTAACAGCTCCTGGAAAGAAAAGAAGTAAAACTCCTCAAGAAATAACAGAAGGTATTAAGAAGCTATATGAGTATGCTAAACAAAATCCAACTAAAGAATTTTTAGTATCTGATTATTCAGCAACTAATCTTAATGGTTACACAGGTCAAGAAATGGCAGATATGTTTAATGCTGCTGGACCAATACCTTCTAATATAGTATTTAATGAAAACTTTGATAAGTTAGTTGGTACTACTCAACCTACAGCTCCTGTGAGTACTCCTGTAGCTAATATACCACAGAATAAGGTATCAGGAATTGAATCTTTTGGTTCTCTAGTGACTGCTAATGCTGAAGCTATAAAAGCTCTTGGTTCAAATCCACATTCTATTGATATGATAGAAGCAGGTTTTAGAACCAGAACTACCAGAAGTGAAAGTGAAATGGCTAAGTATGCTATCAAAGTAGGAGACATAATTAAACACTTTGGTGAATCTGCAGACGGAAGTACTAAAAATATTTTAGCAAGGGTAACTGCAATACATCCTAAAGGGTCTCCGGGATGGAAAGGTAGTTGGAATAAAGAAGGATGGAGAGCTGAAGATGTTGATGTTATAGACAGATTTAAAGATGGTGCAGCAGCAATAGAGTTTGAAATTATTGAAGCTACTCAACCTACAGCTGTTGATGGAAATTTAACTAACTTTACTGAGAGAAAAGATACTGAGGAGGATGACTCTGATGATCTAGATAATAACTGTACTAATCCATTTTTAGGAGAATAATTAATATGATATGGCAAGGTCTGCATGTGTAAATAAAAATTTAAGATTTAAGTCCTCTGAAGCTTCTACTAAAGCCAACATGAGATCATTAGGTATTGTAGATAAGTACCTCAATATCCAAGACTTTAAAAAGTTTTTGGATTACAACTCTAAGTGGTCAAAGTATGCTAATGAGAAATATGGTATTGAAGGCCGGTTATTTACTCCAGAGTTTGGTGGAACCAGAGCTTTACCTAACAAAGAAATGTTCCATCAGATAGATGCTTTCAAAGGTATCTTTTATAAAGAGAATGCATATCTTAGACCAGATTACTTACCAGAAAGATCTAAGCCAGACATAGTTCCATTTGAATTTAACAAAGAAGATGTAAGTCAGGAGAGAGCAGAAAGAGTTCTTAACTCTCTTGGTGAAAAGTTAATGCTAACTCTAGGAGTTCCTTACCAATATATCACAGAACAAGAGGCTATTGATACTCTTTCTGGAACAAGCACACCATATAAAAATCAACCAGGGTTTTACTATGGTAACATGGTATATTTAGTTAAAGGTAAAGCTAATATGGGTACAATGATCCATGAGTTTGCTCACCCTTTAATCAAAGGTATATCAATCCAAAACAATAAGTTATTTAATAATCTATATAATAAAGCTAAGCTTACAGCTACCGGCCAAAGTATTATTGAGCAAGTGAAGGCTCTATATCCTAATCTGCAGTTTGAGTCTGATAGATTTATGGAAGAGGTTCTTGTTAGATCTCTTGAAAGAGATGCTGAGAACAAAATCAATAAGCTTCAGCAACAGGATCCGGAGTTTAATAACTTTATCAGCATGCTTGTGTATGCTATAAAAGAACTCTTCCGAAAAATATCCAAAGTTATTTCTGTAAAAGAACTCAAGTCAGATACAACTATAGATCAGCTTACAGACATGTTATTGTTTGAGGACATTAAGATAGCTAATCTTAAGTTTGATGAGACAGACTATGCTGAAATGAAGAATGAGTTTGATGATCTAGTTGATGCACTTCAGAATGTAAGCACTAAAAACTTGCAGAATGCTATCAATGAAACATATGCTGAGGCTAAGTATCAAATTCAAGTACTAAAGAACTCTGGAAGATTAAAGAAAGAACTTGTTGGAGAGGGTGGTCTTGCTATACTTAATAACTTAAAAGGTTTTTTATCTAGATACCAGAATGTTGATGTAAAAGATATTCCTGTTGAAGATGTGGCAGAAGCATTACAAGCTCAACAAGAAGAATTTAGAGTAAGAGCTACTGCACTTGTTGAAAGTTTATCTCAGGTAAAGGTGTTTACTACTAAGATAGAGAACATCTTAAATGAAATGGAAAACAACAACAGTTATCTTACTGATGATGGTATATCAAAAGTCTCATACTTTAATGACTTCTTAGCTAGACAGGATAGATTTCTAAAAGCAATAAAGAAAACTATAGGTTTGTCTAGAACCAATGAGTTTGTTAAAGAAGTATCTGATATATCTGATATAGTTTCTGTTGCTAGAGATAAAGTTAAAGAACTTAGAAAAGAATATGCTCTTCAGTTTATGCAAGACAACACTGCATTTATGCAAGATGAACTTGAACAAAGACTAAAAGAAAGGATAAACACTTATCTTAAATTAGATAAAATACCACAAGCACAGATAGATGAACTTATAGAAAAGATTATATCTAATCCTGATGGCAAGACTTTAACTGTAAAAGAACTAGGTCCTGGAATTAATCCAGCCAGAGGTGCTGAACTTGTTAGAGAGGTGGGTGAATATTATCAAAAAAGACTTACTAGAGAGTCATTAAATAGTTGGATTGAAGGTACTGCAGAAGACATTGGTTTTCTTGAGTCTATGTTAAATCCTTATATGTCTATTGATGATCCTCTTGGTAGCTTTGTTAGATACATGAAGACCAAGTTATCTGATGCTGAGCAAGTTAGTTTAAGAGAGGAAACAGATATGCTTGAAACTCTTATACCATTAATGCAGGCAGCTGGTTTAAACCCGACTAATATTGAAAGATCTGGGCAAGCATTACTTTCTGTTGACAAAATAGGAAGCACAAATGAAAAAGGAGAGTTTGAAGAATTTGAAGTTTATAAAATAAAAAGCAAATTTGGTAATGGTTGGAGAGCTGACAGAGATAGATTTGAATATGAATTTCAACAAGCTCAAGAGAAAGGTGATAAGGTTGCAATGAAAGATGTTCTTACCAGAAAATGGGAGTGGGAAAAGAAATATATGCATCAGGAAAAAGTTCCTGAGTATTATGCTGTACAGGAAATATGGAAGCAAGAAAATAAGATAAGAAATCCATTTACAAAAGAAATGGAAACTATACCAGCTACTATAGCTACTGAGGCTTATCTTGAAAGACAAAAAGCTCTTGGTGAAATGATTGTATATAAAAGCCGTGACTTTACAACCATGGATGACATCTATACCTTTACTGAGGCTGATGAAGCACAGAAGAGATATAATGAGTTGTTTCAAATATATGACAGCAAAGGTCAACCTAAAACCGGTGAAGAGCTTCAGAAAGTTTTAGTTAGGTTAGAATATAGAAGACAGTCTAGTAAGTTCTATGAGTACATTCCTAATGAAGAGAAAGTACAAACTGACTTGGATGCTTTTGTTCAGGATCTAGCGGCCAGAAAAATTACAATGGAATCCAATCCTGAAGAGTTTCAAAAGGCTTTAGAAAAGTTTGAAGAAAGAAACTTTAGAATTGCATACACTCCAGATTATTATGAGAGTAGAGATCAGATAATGACAGAGATAAAAACTCTTACAAGTAAGAGTAAAAAGTCTGCTATTGCTACTGAACTAGCTGATCTTTACCGTCAAAGATTTGCATTATCTAATTTGGTTACTGATAGAAATGGTCAGACAAATGCTTTGGAATATAAACCTGAGCAGTTTAAACTAATGAAAGACATTGAAGAAAAGATAACTGAATTAGAAGGTAAGATAGATACAAAGTCTGGTTTACTTGCTGAGGAAGCTGATAGAGTAAAAGCATATGAAGAAAGACTTGCTGCTGGATATGATTTGTCTCCTACAGAACAGACTGATTATGATGAACTTACAGCAAGAAGAAATGAGTTAGGTTTATCAGAAGCAGAGTTTAAAAAACTAAAAGAATTATTTGCGGACTTAAGAGGCTTGACTCAAAAAACCCCTACTGAATATTACTATATAGCATTTAATAACATGCTAGGTGATACAGAAGTTCCTCACATAACATTGGAGAATGCTGATGACTGGATAAATTCTGAAGATTTATATACAGCAATGGAACTTAATCCAGAGTTTGCAGAGTGGTTTGAGAATAACCATTACAAAAAGAAAGTATGGAATAATAGTACTAAACAGAAAGAAGATAAGTGGTTTAGAACTAGAATGTGGACTTCAGTAAAACCTGTAGATGAAAAACATTACAAGAAAACTACTTTAGTTCACCCAGTTACTAAACAACCATTAGTAATTAATGGAGTTCCGGGACCTAAGTATTCTTACCAAAGAGTCAAAGAACAGTTCTTTACTGTACCATTTGATGCTGAGGCTAAGAAAAAGTATGTAGGAACTATTATAGATAATGATGGTAACTATCTTCCAAGAGAGTATAAACCAGGTGATCCTAATAGTGCTTATGATCGTAAGTATATGGATGAAGAATATGCTCAAGCTATAACTAATCCTGCTATGAAACAATTGCTAGATAAAGTTACTGAGTATATGTTAAAGATGCAGGAGAATAGACCAGGCTCATCTAAACTTTATCTTGATTTACCAAGAAGAAGAAAAGCTAGTAATTTAGAGTTAATTAAATCTGGTAAAGCAACAGAAAACATTAAAGAAAAAGGTAGTGCTGTATGGGAAGCTGTTAAAGCTCCTTTTGCAAAAAGAAAAGATGATTACCAAAACTTTGGTATAAACTTTAATCCTAATACATTATTGGTATCAACTGACTTAGAGGGACAACCTATAGCAAGAATACCAGTTGACGGTTTATATAAAATGGAACTTAATGAAGTTTCTACAGATGTATTAAGTGCAATGTTTATGTATAACTATTCACTTAATAAACAGGGAGTACTAATAAAAGAAAAAGCTAAAGGTGAAACACTAAGATCTGTTCTTAATGATCCAGATAATGCTATCAAAGATCTTAATAGAGCTAGTAAGCAGATAGCTAAGAACAAAGGAGTCCTTGCATTCCTTAATGCTGGAGATAACAGAAGAGCTGCAGCTTTGGATTATTTTATAGAAAAAACATTCTATGGTCAGAAGAACAGTGCTTGGGAGTCAGAGTATCCAGGATGGATTAAGTTTGCTAATACTTTAATGAGTAATGCAAGTAGATCTTTTATTGCATTTGACTTGGTGTCTGCAGTAAAAAACAGATTTGGTATGATTGTTCAGAACTCTATTGAGGCTGCGGCAGGTACTTACTATAACCCTATATCATTTGCCTCAGGTAGAATGTGGGCATATCAATCAGCTATTGAGCTTGCAGGTTTTACTGGAGGAGGTATTTATAAGAAAGGAGCTAAGTCACTTAACCTACAACTTATAGATATGTTTGATCCTGTCATAGGTAAAGTAGAAAAAGACTATGGTAAATCAGCCACCAGAAGTTTTATTAGAGATATGTTTGATGTAACTTGGGCATATGATGCTAGAAAACTAATGGAGGTTGAAGGTGCTTTTCAAGTTATGGGTGGTATGATGTACCACAAGGAAATAGAACAGATACAGCCAGATGGTTCTGTAAAAAAGATTAAGTATATTGATGCTTGGGAACTTAATGATAAAAAAGAAATAGTCCTTAAACAAGGAATTAATCCTGAATGGGGTAACAGATATATTGATCATACTGTTGCAGCTAATGAAACTTTAGAAGCTATAGCTAAAAAATACAGTATGTCTGTTGAAGAACTTGCAGCTAAGAACAAAATTAAACCTACAGCCAGACTTACAGAAGGACAAGAGCTTGTTATATCAAGAAATACAAAGTTCAATGATTACAAACTCAAGATCCACTATGTACAGAAAAGACTTAATGGTTCTATGGATGAACTAGATTCACCACAAGCTGAAAAGTTTATTCTATATAGACTATTTACTTTCTATAAGAAGTTTGCTACAGGTATGTTCTTAAACAGATTCCAGACAGACTTATCTAAAAATAACCGCTGGGGTCATGTATATAACTGGGAAGCGGGTTCTCCTGTAAAAGGATATTATATAGCCGGTATTCAAGCTATGTACAAAACATTAAGATCAGGTGGTGCATACTGGAATGCAATGTCAAAAGAAGAAAAGGCTGCTTTTAGAAAAATGGTTACTGAAGGTATGACACTTGCATTAATGGCAATGGCTATTACATTCTTGTTTGGTTGGGATCCACAAGATGAAGACAGATTTAAAAAGCTAGCTAAGAGAGAAGAAGACTATGGATATTTTGGTTGGTTAGGTAATCACATGTTATATCAGTTAATTGCAACTAAGAGAGAGAACCAATCTTTCATTCCATTACCATGGGTTGGTGGACTAGAAGAATGGTATAAGTATGGTGATGCTACCTCAATTGCATTTGGTCCTACTATTGGTCTGTACTTAAAGATAATTGCAGATTTAGGTTACATGGCAACAGGTAGTGAGAAAGCAGTTTACCGTCAGGAGGCTGGACCATATCCATGGCAAGAAGAAGGGGACTATAAATTATGGAATCACATATTAAGTATCTATGGTATCAAAGGTAAGAACCTATCTCCTATATGGGCATTAAGAAGAGATGAACAATTCCAAAATCTTAAATAAATAAACAATGGCAAAGGCAACAACAGCAACAGTAAAAGCATACATCAAGCCTAAAGTTTCTAGACCTGGTGTTCATGCTAAGACAAAGACTTCAAGATCTAAGAAGTCTAAAAATTACAAGAAAGCTTACCGTTCCCAAGGACGGTAAAAAAAAAGGGAGAACCCGAAGGCTCTCCCATTTATTCTTCTTCACAACAATCACATTCTTCTGACTCTTGTTGTCCATACTCATTATCAAACCAATCTCTAGCATCTTTTTTGTTAGGCTCATCTATATCTCCTGAAGCCATTGCCTCAGCTCCAGCCATATATGCTTCAATCATTGCTTTTCTAAATGTCACTGGATGCATCTGTGTCAGGTTTAATAAATTTATTAATGTCTGGACCATAATATCCAGGACCCTTAAGTATCTTTCCATCTTCTCTAAAGATAGGTTTACCATCCTTACCTAGTTTACTCATATTGCTAGAGTGTATTTCATTGAATACTTCCTCTATAATATGATGCATACCATGCTTAAGAATAGTGCCACATAAGATATACAACTGATCACCTAAAGCATCAGCAATCTCTACTAGAGATTTGTTATAACATGCTTCAAGATACTCATCATTCTCTTCTTTCATTAGACTATGTCTAAGATCATATTCTGCATTAGGTATTAGTTGTGGCCACTTACCATCTTTCTGGCCAAATGCTCTGTGGAACTCTGCCACTGCTTGTAATTGTTTTTCCATAATGTAAAGATAAAGAAAAAAAGGGGATACATTTCTGCATCCCCGATTGATTATTAACCTGTTTACATTAACAGGCTCCTAGAAAAAGTCGGGTGTGTTATCCGGTTCTTCTTCAGTTTCATTAAAGTCAAGATCAAAATTATCTTCTTCAGCAAACTCATCTATTACTATAGGAGCTTCAAATGTATTACCTACTGGATCAGTATAAATTACTGTTTCATCTTGTGGAAAAATGTCCTCCAAATTTTCTTGCCGAATTTCCCTTTCTGTTTCTGCATCATGTGCAGCACATGGAGCTGGTATTGAAACTTCTATGTCATTATCTACACCATATAACTCATGAGCTAGTTCACGTTCAGTTAATATATATTCCTCAGCTTCATCTAGAGTTTCAAGTATTTCATCTACCTGGTGCGCAATCTCTAACATTTCAGGGTCATCTTGCACCACTTCTTCTGAATTCTCTATTTCAGCAATCTGATCTAGAATATTAGTTTGATTTGGATCTTCATATAAAGGATCTACAACTGGGATAAGAGGTATTTGTGTAACAACTGGTTGAACTGGTTGACTAAAGTCACAAATTGTCCCTATAAAGTAATGCAAGATTCTTTGGTCTTCCATCCAAGTCTTAGGATGTGAAGTCTGAAGTGCATTAGTTACAAAGTTATAGAAGGCCCATAAACTATCAGTATTCTTAAATACTTGTAATGGTTTTTTCATTTGATCTCTGATCATACTAGCTTGTTCAGTAGTAAGAATCTCATACTCAGCAAACAGCACGCCTAATAACTGAGACTGTTTTCTCTTGTTTAAGCTTACTACTTCCATAGCAGCTTTATCAGAACATAGCTGATCATAATACATATATGCATTAGAGATATACTGATCAATAGTATCCTTTACTTCTGTATCTGCAGTACCTGTGTGTTTTCTAACCCAGCTACCAACTTCTCCAGAAATCATAACAGAACCACTATTGTTTATATAAGCCCCTACTACACATTTAAACTTTACTTGTTTATTATAACTGTTTGTCCATGCAAACATCATTGATAACTCAGGGTCATTATTAAAATTTAGTTTATAAATTCCCTGGGCAATCTGTCCATCAGCAGTACATCTGTACTCCTCATCTACAATCCCAAACCCTGCATTAGCAAGGGCTTGGTAAGCATAATCAATTACAAACTGGTGACTAATCACTGTATAAGTAGTACCATGATTTGGTAACGGTACACTTATTAAGTTTGCTTTTGTTGTTTGTTGAATTTTCTTTGGCATTTAAAATAAACTTAATTGATTTACATTTGGTTCTAAACCTTCTATTTCTTTTTTAATATTCTCAAGATAGTACTTGTAATTAATCTCATACTCATCAAAGTCCATATCATCTATGTGGTTGATATAAATTTGCTGAAGCCATTTACCGGCCTCAATATTTATTTCTCTACCATCAGACTTATTAATCTTCATGATCTTAGATCCTGTATTACATACATAATATCTTAGTGTGTGTTGTAATTCTTTTTCAGTATACACACCATTCTTAATATATCTCTCTACATATTTCCAATCACCCTTAATCTTCTTGCCTCCACAGTAATCAAAGATATTTCTGTTAGATTTAAGATAGTCTTCAGGCTGGATACCTTCTACAAAGTATGCATGTAAAGCTTTAGGTATAACTAAAAAACTCTTGTTTTTATGCAGAGCCAAGTCAGCATACTCAAATCTACCTTTGCATTTAGACTTACCATCCTCAGTAACAGCAATATAATTATTTACATCACCTAATACTAGTTTACTATATGTATCATGTTCTAGTTGAAGATTAGTCATCTTCTCCCATATCTTACAGATTTCCATATACTTGTCCATCTTGTCCCTAGGTATCATAGTTTCCAGACCATCTGTATTTTGCATCAAAGGAATAGATCCCGGGATACCTTCACAAATCATCTCATACAACATAGTAAGACTAAGCTGACCATTGATAGTAATTCTCATAGTAAACTCTGGGTCATACAAGAAACTATTCTCATCATTGCTGAGACCATAAGTTGAATTTAAGATAATCTTATATACATAGTTCTTTGGATCTTTCTTAGGTATAATTGTTCTCTCATCAAAGAACCATTCATACTGTGTACAAAACTCTTCTTGTGGTAAATGTGCGGGAGCCCATCTATTTCTAATAGCTAAATTAGGATAAAAACTCACAACATCTGAAGTCATGATAACCATGTCTTCTGTTGCATTATATACCTTACTTGCTCTAGCACCGTGTACACCACCAAGACCAAAATCTGTTTTTACTCCTTTGTATTGTACAGAATACTTAAATCCACCTTTTGTTTCTGCAGTATTAATAACTACGTCCTGGAACTTTTTCAGAAGATGCTGGAATGTTGCTGTCTCAAAACTTATGTAAGGTAGTATGATATCTTTTACAATAATATGATCTCTCTTGGTTCTCATCTGACGGAGATCAAATTTCTTGATACCAGTTTGTTTACTAAGGAAATGTAAAAACAATTCTTTAGCTATCCTTGGTTCAGAGGCTGAGAATAAATCTATACCATATTCCATAGTTAGTGCTCTTCTCAATTCTATCTGACCCTTACTAAGACTCATGATCTGTTTAGTTGACCGGACATCATTAATACAATAACCTACAATAGATTTTATTTGACCTTCTGTAACTTCAGTATAGTGTGGAATAGGCATATCTTTTATGTTCTTCCAATCCATTGTATATTGAATCCACTTCAGGCTTGATCTCTTTGCAGGATTATCCCAGTGATTAAGCTTAAATACATCTATCTGTCTGATATGTAAATCTCTAGAACCAAATTCAGCAAACTCACCATTATTACTTCTTTGAATAGTAGCTTGTGCTTTCTGATAAATAAACCTAGCAATAGTCTCACCATCTTGTTCCAGTAACTGCTCTTTATTCCGGAGAATATGTTCAGTAATCTGACTGTCAAATGCAAGACCATTAAAGCTAACATGCCACTCATCAAGAGTTATATTTCTCTCAAGGAATGTTACTAGTTCTAGTATATCATTTTGTGATTTGTGACAGATAAATACTTCTCTGTGCTCAGACTTTACATCTTCAAATACCCCAATAAAGCAATTGCTTAGGGTCTCATAATCCATTACCCAATGTGTTCTCATACCATTTGTTCAGTTAAGCTGTCCCCCCGTTTAATTAAATAAAAAAGAGGGTGTTGTTTGGTACCCACCCTCTTTCTGGTTTTTTGGAATTGTTTAAGCTTGCTCAGCCATAAACTTCTTGTAATTAAACTTTGAATTTACTGCAAATAATTTAATTAATTCCTCTATTGCATTTTTATCTTCCAGATAGAACTCTTGAAATACCTCTATCTTGTGTCTCTCTTGTAGCATACCTTTAGTACCAGTTTTAGGTTGACCATAGTCATCTACTTTTGGTAACATGTGTAATGATACTTTTCTAATCTTAGAAATCACTACAAATACCTTAGTATCTGGATCAAAAATACACTCCACATAAGGGCAAGATTCAGTAATAGGAATCATTCTAAAAGTTTGCTTGTCATTCCATGTAGACTGTACAAGCATCATTGTGTTTTCACTCATTTCTTGTTGGTTTTAATTTTTACAAATTTACTGTTTTTTCTATACTTTCCAAGTTTGCAACTTCCAATACTAATTTTTCCTTATCTAAGTTAGGTTTATCACAAAGCTCACCTACAGATTTTACAAGAGCTACTGGTACATCCAGCAACTCTGCATATAACTTAAAATGAGGAATAGGGAATAAATAACTATTTACATAATAGTAATTGCCACTGTTGCTATCAAAGAAATCCAAAATTCTACGCTTTATTTTTATATCCATTTTGCTATACCTACCATTTATAAAATGGTCCCAATCATCACTTAAATCAGAAAAATCAAATGTGAATATACTTGTCACAGCATCAGCTTTAACATAGTCACAAAGTCTAGAATGTTTAAGTAAAATATTCTTTTCAAAGTTAATATATTCAGCATCAGTCCGGGTGTGATAAACACATATTAATTTCATATCCTCAGGGGTTAATGTATTCTCCCATGAAACATAAGTTTCTTTAGGAACTACACTTGTACCTCTTTTAATGTCCAAGAGCGGATATAAAAATATCTTGGACTTCTGAAAGTACTTCTTATAAAGCGCACTAATAACCATAAGTTCTACAATTTAATATTACCAACTGCAAGATCAAATGGTAAGTCATATCTCTTCTGTACATAATGCCATTGGGCTATTTGTATAACAGATTTGAAATCACTCTTCCACTTGGTCATTGTTTCTGTAGAGACTTGGAAAGGATAAACTAAATTGTATTTGTCAATTACAATAAAGGTTACTTGTATTTGCCAGTCTCTAGCATCTGGTTTGTCTTTCAAGAACTTATCTGAAGCTAGAATAGTATAGATAACAGCTTGCATCCAATACTTGTAGTACTCAACAGCTTCTGGGAAATCCTGAATTGACTTGCCAGTAGTTTTGAGGTCATTGATGAATATCACCTTTGCCTCAGTATCAACTACAACATTGTCAAGAATTCCGTGAAAACCAAAAGGTAATTTGTCATGGTCAACCTTAATATGCAACTCATTATAGGTCTGAATGTGGGTGTCTTCCTCAGTTATATCTAGTGCTAATAAAGATCTTATGTCTTTATTACTCTTTAGTATCTCTACCTGTGCTTTGCAGCCATCCAAAGTAGGTTGATCTACTATTGATTTATCTAGACTTTCTTTAAGGAATTCAAAATACTCTTTGTGGTCATCAGTAAGAATCTTGTCAAGTCTTTGCTGATCTGTTTTAAGATTCTGATAAAGATTTGCTGTGAGTAGCTGTGTGAGTATATCTTGTGAGTAGTCCTCCAAAGTTAATGAATTATTTCCATATCCAAGATGTGTTCTAAAAATATTATCAATAATTTTCTTTGGGTTTTCACTGGGTAGTTTCCCAGGTATGCTGATAAATTTATCATCATATGCTTCTGGCTCAAAGAGTAAACAGTGTAGGACGCTCCCTCCTACAAGGTGAGCATCCTTACTGTCTTCCCGCTGGTTGAGCACATAATGATTGTAAAACATAGCAGGTGAATAAAGTAGCTTATTCAACCCGCTATAGCTAAAATAAAATTTATTCTGATAGAATTTCTCCATCTCATCAGAACCATTCAAAGTCATCATCTTTAGTTTGTGTTGTTTGATTATTATCTATTTCCTCTTCAGGCTCAGGTTCTTTATTTGTTTCTAATCCAGAAACTTCATCTTGCTCTTCTAATGCTATTAACTCTGACTTGAGTTCATTTCTAACAATATTAGTAAATACATCTTCTATGTCTTCATCAGTGAGTTCTACCTCCTGTGCAGACTCATTGCATACATCAGCAACCTCAGCCACCCCTGGGGACAAACTGTTAAGATCTACAAGGTCTCCATGTATCTCAGGTATCTCTACAACACCTTCAGGAACAAAATCTGGGAGCTCTTCATAAACATAGTTAGTATTTAGTAACTGGAGAGTTTCTTCATTGACAGTTATACTTTTTACTTTAAAAAATGTACTGTTTCCTCTTCTACCAATTTCATCAGAATAATGCTCCATAAGAATATTTATTTTATCTGTATCAAGGACATCTTTGTTAATAAGAGACTTCATAATATCATCTACATTAGTATCCATATTGTTTTTACTTTTACCTAGATAACTAAGTAAAGACTTGAAATTCACATGGTTCCTAGTATGACAGTTATACATTTTGCCAGCATGATCTTTAAATAACATCTCAAGATACAATAAACTATCTATGTAGTTAGAATTAGCCATAATCTCCATTGCAAGTATATGATTGTCTGAATCTGAACTCTTAAACATATCACTAATTTGTTGGAACATTGTTGCATCTATAGTAGCAGCATCATCACCATTAATGTGTTTAAGTAACTTACTTTCATCATAAATATCCATGGTTAAGATATCTGGAAATAAATCTGTATGGTCACTGTCTACTGAATAATATACACTAGAATATCTAGAAACACTATTATAAGTGTATCTTTTTACAAATGCTAATTCTGAATTTCTAAGTTGACCAGCTGCAGAATAATCTAAAATAATTTCATCTTCTGTATAAAACTCTAAAGCTTGTGTAAGATTTTCTTTATAATAATCATCCATTACAAGTTCAGGATCATTAAGAATAGCTCTAACAGCAGAAGTTTGTATAGAATAATACCAAGTTCCGCTTGTAATCTTATCTTTAGTGTTCTTACCAGCAAAGATATGTGTAGCATCATTTATATTTCTAGTAGTTTTAATACCATGTTGCAAAGACAAGTCTTTTAGTTTTACCCGGGGAATATTTACACCAGGTAGAAAATAAAGTTTATCTCCCTTTGAAGGAGTATAATCCTTATCAGTTACATTTATTACATTAGAATCTCTTTCTGCACAATATAAAGGTTCAATCTTTATGATTAGCTCATTGTCATCTGCATCTACTTCATAAATATGTAAGTATGTTTTCATTCTTTTAAGTTTAAAAAGGGGAGTTTTATCTCCCCTTATGTTTGTTTTAATTAAATTTTAAGTTCCTTTTGGTGGGGAACAGCTTTATGTTTGCTTTACTTGACAGCCATCTTCACCACGTTCTGATTCATCATCAGTTGTGAGAACTTAACTTTGTTACCGTTAACAATCTCCTTGACCATATAATATCTAAGGTCATCAGTAAATGCATCACAGTCAGTAGTAAGCTTAGCTATCCTGTCAATAATTGGTTTACCTACTGCTCCTTTGTCAGCCAAAGTAAGAGAATAATTAATCACCCTTGTTGCAATAACACTAGATATATCAGCACGGAAGTCATCATCTTTACCAACAGCATTAGTAAGAGAGTTCATTACATACTGCTCATCTTTGGTTAGGATGTCCACTGGACTAATGATTCTATCTAGCTTATTATTGATAAACATAGTAAACATTGAACTAAAATCTACACCAACAGAACCCTCACCAATCATTTGGATTAGAGGTAGGTCTGCTTCAAACTTCTCAATAGAACTAATAGCATTAAAGAAAGTAGTAATAGCTCTTGGATTAACTCTTTGGCTTACCAATTCTGGGTGCATCAACATAAAGTTAATACATCTACCATCTATATTTGCTTTCTCTGCCCACTTAGCCCATACATCTGAATCATATTTTAACTCAACAGAGATAAATCTAGTCTTCTGAGCTACGTCAAGACTAGTAACATTATAATCACCATTGTCTGGATTAGTAGTCAAGATAACATGCCAGTTCTTTGGTAGCTTCCAAGATACATATTCTTGTCTGTCTAATATCTCCATAGTTGCTTGCATAAATCTTGCATCAGCTCTGGTATAGTCATCAAGAATTAAGAAACCACCTTCTCCTTTACCCTGAATCCATTCAGGAGCAGCATGTGACATTCTCTTACCTATAACTTTGTATCCTTTGCTTGTTGCTGCATTTATCTGAGATTCATTAATCCAGGTAGTTTTACCTTCAGCATTTTGTATTTCAAATTCTTTTACAGGAAACCCAACTAAGTCACCCAATTCTTCTAACTGAGATAAATTCAGCTTAACAACTTGCATACTCAATTCTTTACCCAACTGCATGATAGCTGAAGTCTTACCAAGACCAGCATCACCCTCAATATTAATTGCCACAGGTACTTTACCTTCAGACTGAATATGTTGGTTATTCTTAACCATGTGCTTAATAAAGCTTTTTAACTCATCAACATTTAATTGTACTTGACTCATAACTCTTTTTTTATAATTCTAATTTAATAACTTTACCTGGTAATTCCTCATTCATATAAGATTGTTCTGACAAAACCCATAGAGTATTACCTCTAGGTTTTACATCTGCACGGCATTCACCATCAGTAAAATACACCAGGCTTGTATATTTACCAAGATTTGCATTAAAATATTCTAGTACAGGGTCAAACTCAGTTCCCCCTCTACCCAATACATTCATCTCAAATTTACCTGTGTAAGGTTCAATTGATCTGATAATGGTATCACACTGAATTATAGTAATATCAACACCACATTTATAAATATGATATATCTCACTCATAAACTCTTGCAATTCAGAATCACTTACTGAACCTGAAGTATCAATAGCTAGTAACATGTGTTGTTTCATTTTTACTTTTAGACCCGGATTATCACTAAATCTACGGTTTTCTTTTCTTCTGATTTTCTTAGTAAACACTTTTGTACTTACACCAGTAAATCTTCTGATATAATTCCGCCAATTAAATTTTTGTTTAGTAACTTCTTCAATGATGATTACATCTTCAATTTCTCCAGGAATAGTTCCTCTCTTCTTAAGAGTCTGATCTTTAGCATCACTAAGAACTTTCTGTAATTGTTTTTCAATTAGCTTTTTCTCAGCTTCAGGCATGTTTTCAAACTCTTCCCAGGTAGCATGATCATCAAGTTCACCATTTGCCATAGCATCTAGTAACTGATCCATAGGTTCATTACCACAAGTACCATTCTTTTCTTTCTCATCTTGAAGTTCTTTTAGCTTGTCATAATAATATCTACAACCTGCTTTTCTATCAAGATTAAGATCAGCATAATTATCTATATCAATACCACCTTCAGGTAGCCATTCTTTAGATATATACTGATTGATCTCCATATCCATTGCAACATTTGCAAGTTTCTTATTACTAAACTTAAAGAAAGTAGTAAGATGTCCAAATGCAATATGAAGCAATTCATGTTTTAATAAGCCAAGTCTGTGGTTATCACTAAGACTTTCCCAAAACTCAGGATTGATTGCAAGTTGATAATTAATATTATTCTTGCTAACACCAGCAGTTGGAACCCTTCTACCATCCCAAACTTTGTTTAGATTAATAAGAAAGAACCCGTAGAAAGGCTCTTTCAACATCAACTCTTTTGCAATTTTACTAAGACTCTGTTGTCTGTCCATCATCTTTAAATTTAATATTTATCTCAAATTTGTCAGTAGGATAGCCAATGGATTCTAACATCCTTGACATATCTCTAATAAAGAATTCCATAAATAGCTCAACCGAAGCTTTAGAACCTTTGTGTTGTGTAATCAGACTTAAAGTTTTGGGACTACTGATGAGTGGTACTTCATTTGCAAATGTATTTTGAAATCTCATTGCAATTTTATTACAGTTTGTTAACCAATTACTCATACTATGTCCACTAAACTTATAGAGAACTAACAGTTCTCCTATATACTTTTTAAAATCAACATTCTTCAAGGATTCAAATGCTATAAGATGATTATCTGCATCTTCAGATTGCAGCATCATAAGCAAGTTCCTTGTTTCTTCTTTGTCAAAAATCATCTTTGCCATCAGTCTTCAATTTTTAAAGTTTTTATTGCCCATTTCTCAGGCTTACCAGATTCAATCATATCAATCCATTCTTTTGCAGTAGGAATGTAATTATTACAATCTTCCTTGACATGCTGCTCACCAACATACCTTACATATACATCTTTGCCGTCAGAGTTGGTAATCACCATACCAAATCTTTGCTCACATTCAAATATACCTTCACTGTGATGTCTAAACATTCTGTGCATACTATGACCTACCCAGGCCTTAGTTTCATCAAACCAGTTATGTATTGCTAGATAATCTACAGGAGATCCTCCAAACTTCTTAGCTGATGATTTTGCATGCTGCCAAGGATGTGCCATTATATTTTGTTTAATAACTCAATAATCTCATCTCTAAGCACATTAGCACCTTCACTATATCCTTCACTCTGTGCCTGTTCATATAATTCTCTTACTCTTTCAAGTATTTCATCTTTTAACTCATCTGTTAATGTCTGAGTTTCCAACTCATCAATTAACCATCTTTCAAAGTCTTCCATTAATCTTCTTCTGCTTTATCTAGAATACTGCCTTCATGATTATATGTTTCATGGTCAGTGATTCTAATGTTATTAGTAATTTGATATTTACCTGAAGGAACACAAATACACAATTTTCCCCAACCACCTTCATTATTCCACCAATCTTCTATTTCATCAAGAAGTTTCTCTTCTGCAAATGTCTCAAGCTCCGCAAAAAGATTATGATCAATGTTTAATAATTTTGAATCTTCTTCCCAATCATCTATATTATCATTTACATCTTCTGGAGTTTCACAAGGTTTTTTTGTATAACCTATCCATTCTATGGCTCCTGAGTCTCCTCCACCATCATATTTTACTTTAACACCTGTAATACCAAAATCAGCCAACCTAAATAGGAGGCTTGTTAATTCTACTTCTGTCATATTATTTGATTTTATAAAACCTACCTAGAATATTTCCATTCAAATACTCTTCTTTTTCAAGAACCTCTCTCAAAAACTGATACTTAGTTTCAAAATATGTAAGTTCCATTTTAGAAAAACATATCTTAACCATATACCTTTTAATTGGTATACCAGCTTTGTGAGCTTCTTTAAGAACTGCATTACTACTGTAGTAGTTCTGATAACTAGTTTTAGAAACAGTCTCATATTTTTTGTTTCTTTTATCTGTCATCTTAGCAACAGCTCTTTTACCAAACTTCTTCTTTGTAGTAGAGTAAAAATTCTTTTTACCTACATATCTTACAGACTTACCATCAATAATAGCTTCCATCTCATACACAAATCCTACAGCTCCTTCAGGAATCATACTGTTAGTAAACTCTCTACCTTGATATATCCAGCTCAATTTCTAAAAGTTTTAATTCATTACTTAATCTTAGATTTTCCATTGTTGTTTCAGTCAACTCAAGTTCTAAAAATACTTTTGCATGAGTCAACTCACCAACTTGGTCTTCAAGTAAATCATTTTGTGCTTGAAGTGTCTCTCTAATATCTTTAAGATCTCTAATTTCTTCATGCAGATCTTTTAGTTCACTTTCAAGTTCTTTTTTTAACTCATCATATACATATTTTGCTGCATCTATGTACTTTTCTAGATCACTCATTGCTTTTTCTAAATGCATAATGCTTGTTTTAATAGTGGAAATAATGTTTCTCTTACTTTATCTATACCATGCACTTTAACTGAATCTGAAAGATCTTTCTCCATTGGTAGCAATATATAGCTAAATCCATACATCTGAGCATATTTTTGTGCTGCTTTAATACCCGGGTCATCATTGTCAAATAAGACAACAATCTTCTGATACTTTAGCTTTAGTTCTCCAATAGCTTTTTCTCCAATCATAGTATTCTCACTGTCCGGTGCAATAGCCTCAATATTACTAATACCTAGTTTATTGAATGTCATAAGATCCTTTAGTGAAGATGTAATAATAAGATATTTACAATCATATTTTAACTGATCAGTACCCTGGATATAGTTCTCTACCTTGATAAATTTCCTTTCAGGAGTCTTAGGCATATATATTTTATACAAACTACCATCATTTCTAAAGTAACCATAAGTATGAGACTTTCTGAATGTATGAGAAGTTATAGTACCATCTTGTTCAGTTCTACTCATAGTAAAGAAATCTAGAGGAACTACATTATACCTATCAAGCATCTTAGAACCAATCTTGAAACCCATCCAATAAGTCTGATCAAAGTTATTCCAGTGTCTCATTTCATAATCTACTACTTTATACTTATCATGAAACACAAGAGTTTCAGATACATATTCAGTATTATTATTCAAAAAGTCCTGATAATCATATAAGATTTTATATGTTGCCTGTGATCTTGTGTCCAGATTAAATAGTCTTTGAACTAGTTGGACACCATCACCGCCATAACCTGAAGAGAAGTCTTTAAACTTATAATAATTACAACCTGTATCAAAATAAATAAACATAGATGGAACTTTGTCCTTTGCATTAAATGCAGATAACATTTTTATATCTTGACCAGTAAGCTTTTCTTTTAAATTAAGATAATATTCAAAGATCCATTCTCTTGGGATTTGCTGTAAATCAGTAATTAAATTCTTTGTTGAAATCATACTACCTAGTTTAAAAATTAAGGGGGAAGTCATTTCTAACTCCCCCTATAACTTATTAGTCTAGGCTGAAGTCAGAAGATGTTTTGATTGGAGTTGTAAAATCATCATCATCTCCAAAGTCTTTTACTTCTTTTGTCTCTAATTTTTTCAAATGTTTGGATTCATCAAAAGTAATAACTTTTCCTTCCTCTATTTCACCAAATGCATATTTTTTATTATCTGCTTTTGGCAACCACATGTCATAATTGGTATATCCAGATTTACCTTCATACTCTTTACCAGCAATACAGAACTCAAGATACTTATCTTTGATAGGTGCAGTAGCATTAAATGCATCTACAAAATCCTCAATAGTATCATGTTTTCCATCCTGATCAGTAAACCAGTCATTTATACCCATAGTTTTACACAAGCTTTGTAAGAAGATTAAAATAGATCTATCTCTCTGAATTTTAACACCAGTTTTAGTTAGACCATCTGCATATGCATACTGGCTTGCTTTAACTCTACCAATTTGACCCTCATATCTACCTTTACTTTCATCATCCTTATCAAGCATGAAGCCTTCAAAACCTTCAATTGGTTCTGTTTCTACATGTAAAAGCAAGTGCTTAGCACCATCAATAAATTTGAAGTCTTCTAGTTCCACATGATTAATCTTTAACACATGATTTCCCGGTGAAATTGTTTTAGGTAGCCCACTGCCACCAGTTCCTAAGTCAGTTGTACTTAATCCCATTGTTTTTTATTTTTATTTGTTATTATACATAAATTTTATCCCAGTGAAATACTAGTTCACCTTTCTCATTCATCTCAGTTACTTCTATCTCTTCATTACGCAAGTGATCAGGTCTTGCACCACAAGTAACTTCTTCATTAGTTTTAAAATTAATGATAGTTTTGTTACCTTTTCGGTACATATAACCAATAGCATCAGCATTTGCACAAATCAAAGATTTAATTTTACCTGTCAAATCAATATTTGCAGACATAACCATTTGCCCTTTATCATCTACCACTTTGTCTTTTATGTGACCAGATAAAATAATATGGGGAGCTAAGGTATCAATAAAATCTAAAACTTGAAAGAATGCTTGTCTAATGTATAAATAACCAGCACCATTTGGTAATGTAGTTACATTTTCTCCATCATAGTTTTTACCCATTGCCGTATTTCTATAAAGTTTTACAGCAAGAGGTTGAATCATATCCTCTAATGCAGTTACTGTATCTATAGTAACATACTTATAAGGATGTCCAGCTTCTTTAATTGCTTTACCAACTTCCTGAAGGTCCTTTAAACTACTAATTTTGACTTTGAGAGCTTCTACATAATCAGTACCATTTTCTAAATCTAAAATCAGATTATTATCCAAACCAGAAAAAGCTGTTGTTTTCCCAGTCTTTGGTTTAGAATAAATTAATAATCTTTTAGGGTTCACTCTTTCACCCTTTACTCTTTTTGTTGGAAGTACTATACTCATATTTCTGTTTTTGTTTGTTTAATCAGATCATTTAACCATGGTCTATTACTTACAGGTTTCATAAGCATGATTGCTGCTAAATCTCTAATAGTAATTTCTGACAATGGTACATCTTTGTTCAGTTCGGCATCTAATTGCACTTCTTTGGTAGCACCAAAATCCTCTTCAAAATCAGGAAACAATGCTAAACTTTGTTGCAATTTAGGTAAACCATCATCTTTCTTAGTATCTTCTTTTCTCTTCTCATAAAGAGCATAAGTAATTTCAGTACCATCTTTAAGTACTGCTACTAATTCAGATGTAGGAACAGTATAAAGAATATATGGCTCACCTTTGAAGTTTGTACCTTCTTTAGTTTCATACTCTTCAGCATAAAATGGATTTGCCTTATACTTAAATAACTGTCTGTCCTCATTAAAGGGTGTCACATCAGTCACAGTACCTTTATCATCAGTAACATTATCATAGAACTCAATATAGATATCTTCACCTTTACCAATCTCAGATTCAAATAACTGTACTTGTCTACCAAATTTACCTTTCTGAAAAAAGGCTGTTTTAATTACAAAATGTGGATCTGCAAGACCCAGCTTTTTAAAAGTCTCAATGTGTTCTACAAAGAACTCTTTTTCTCTTTCTTTTCTTATATTCATACTTAAAATTTACTGTGTTGATACTTTTTTAGTTGCACATGCTGGAGTAGGTATCTCTACTATTCTCATCTGCTCTCTGTCAAGTTTAAAGAAACTTATCCTTGTGGTACCATTTCTTGATTTCAAAAAGTGAAAGACTAGAATGTCTTCATCATTTATGATATATCTGTCTGGACCATACTGTCTTATTTTTCTTAGAGAGGGTTTGTTTATACCCAGCACAACATCCGCATGTTGCAATAATGCATCTGATCCATAAATATCTGAATCTAATACATAGTTACCATAGTCAGCTTCTACAGCTCTCTTGGGATCATCTATATTTCTATTTAACTGGCTGAGGACTACAAAAGCTACTGGATACCTTTTCTTTAACATGGTGAGTGCTTCACCTAAGGCTCCTAACATTTCAAATTTATCTTTTTGTCCCTTACCATTTTTAAATAAAGCTGAGTGATCTATTGCAACAAGCATATTAGTGTACTCTTTCTTTTCTTTACCTTCTTCATCCACAATCATTCTAGAATGTTTCTCCATCTGGTAATGTATAGTAGCACACATCTCATCTATTGTACAGGCATCATAGACTACATCTATTATATCCTTGTGAGCTGTACTTTGATAGTACTGTTTACACTTGTCAAATAAATCTTTGTCTATCTTCTTACCTTTACTCATAAGAGTATTGTAATCAGCACCTGTATTTAAACTAAATTTTCTTATACCACTGGTTTCATCAACCATTTCCATCTGAAACTTTAATACCCGGAATCTTTGATCCTGATTCATTATTATGATATCACTAATCAATTGTTCCATAAATAAAGTCTTTCCAGTACCAGGTCTAGCACCTACTACAGTGATAGTTCTCCATTCTAATCCATCACAAAAGGCATCATTAAATTTGGGCCAGGCACTCTTTAAAGATTTAATATCTCCACGGCTTCTTGCCGCCATCTTTGCTAATGCCTTATACAAAGCATCTCTTTCACTCACTGGTTGTAGTGCTCTAGCACCATTAAATAATTCTGCCATATGTTTATGTATTAGTTAAATGTTTGTTTTTAACATAGTTATAGAAACTATGCACAACTGCCATGATTACTTCAATTATCAAATACTGCCAGAAATTCATAGGAACTATGAAATAATCTATAACAGTAAAGCAAAATAAAGACCCCACCACAGCAATCATAGTCAGTTTTAGATTTATCATACTACTCTCTCACTAAAATATACTTGTTCTTCATCATCACCACTTCTGATTATCTCACAATATGTAGCTAAATCAGATTCAAAAGATTTATCTATGTTCTGCTTTCTAATAAAATATTGAGCAGTTCTCATAAATTCATATCTTCTGATACTAAATTCATCTACATACTTTTCTGTGGCTTTCATTATTTCCTCCCAATCATAGTCATAGTTCTCAAAGAACCATCTAAATGGTGCTTCAAGATTCTTAGCATTGACTCTGGCATATTTACCAGATGAGAGTTTCTTATTAGGAAATATTTCTACATATTTCTCTATATTTCTTACAAAGTCTTGCCCCATTAAATCTTGTGAAGTTTTCTTTTTGGTTCTCTTAAAGTAACCATTAATTTCTTCCATAAAGATAAGACTTTTACTTGTTAATTCCAAATTTTCTGTCAACCATTGATCCGTTTGCAGTCTTTTGCACTCTAATTCTTTATTGACAAATTTGTTAGGAACAATCTTTTCTTTTATACAGTGTAAAACATAGTATGTATTTGGTGTTAATCCTTCCTGAATCAACCTTGTAAATATATCTGTCATATTACCAAGTTATCTTATTACCATTTGTGCTCTTAACAACTTCATTGATTTTGTTAAATACATCATCACAATCCCATTTACCTCCACTATACGCAGCACTTGCTGGATGTTTAACTACAAACTTATGACTGTTATCATTGGTATATTCTGACCATTCTTCAGCTTTCTTACCCATATACAAGTAAACCAAACCCGGATTATAGCTGTTTAACCAATCTAACAAGTATGTAGTAAAAGGCCTCCATATATCATAATGGCTACCTATCTTATCTACTTCTACTGTAAGAGCTGTATTAAGCATAAGTATGCCTTGTTTAGACCATCTCTTTAAATCTACATCTTGATGTGTAGGATACTCATTGTAAACAGTCCGTTCTATTTCTTGAAAGATAAACTTGAGACTTGGTTGTAATTTATTTGTATTGCTACAACTAAATGATATACCATCTGCAACTCCCAATTGTGGATATGGATCCTGACCCACTATTACTACCTGTAGTTTATCATAAGGACACTCTTCAAAGGCCCTAAATACTTGTTTTAGTGGTGGAGTAAATCTTTTTCCATTTTGACTTAGTTCCCATAACTTGCTGATTATCTGATCAAAGTCAGAACTAAATATAAAAGATTTAAAAACTCTACCCCACCCACTAGGTTCAAGTTTATCAAACATTTTTTGTTTAATTTCCTGTAATTCCATTTTTTTTCTATTTTTGTTTAAAATTAAATACTATGTCTGTAAAAGTAAAAGAGCTAAAAGAAGATACAGTTGTAGATATTAAAGTAAATAAAGCTTTTTACCTAATGGTCAAAGGTTTATCATACTATATCTTCAAGAACCTTCCAAAAGAAACTATTGAAGAAGATATCAAAGCTGTAATGTCTAAAAAATATAATGAGCTTGAAACTGAACTTCAACAACATTTTTACACCACTACTCTTTTGCTTGCTGAAATTGAAAGACAAGCTATTGCTAATAACATGTTTGATGAGAAAGAAATACTAGAACCAGGGGATGAAGGTTATGTAGAACCTACCCAAGATTAAGATTAAACTGTTCTCTTCCTATCTGTATACAAGCTTCAATAGCTAACATTAATTCATCTTTACTACAATCTCCAAAGGATTTGTAATTTATCATCAGACCATCTTTATAAGCTAAGCCTGCGTGATCTTTTACAAGACATTTCATTTCATCAAAAGTATAACCAGATTCTTTTGCCATTTCTCTAATACAAGCATGAACTTTTGCAAGTTGTGCCTTACTGTGATCTGTACTTGCCAGATCTATGTACATTTCTACTGATTGACCCTCTTCTAATTTGCTAATGAATATATCATAAGCTAATTTATCTTGAGGAGTTGCATAGGTTAGTTTACCATCTTTCTTTACTAATTTTCCACTAAACATACTTAACAAGTTATATTGTTCATTATTTCAAGAAACTGATCATAATGAGTTCTGTCTTTAATATTTAATGCTGGAATCTCAAATGATTTCAAAGCCCATTTATTATCTTTAACATCAATATTATCTGTGCTATGTAACATTACTCCAGAACATAACTCCTTATGATAATAGTAGTAATCATATCCATTCTGGCTTTCATCATCAAGTATATCTACTCTTTCAAAGCCAAGATCTATTAATTCTTGTTCTGTCATTTTAATCTAAATTTTTATAAATAATCCAAATGATGACTGTATATACACAGTCAATCATCCCAGCCATGATAGTCTTCATCTCTTAATTTATAAATTATTAAACCTGCAATTATAATTACTATAACTGCTCCAATTACAAATTCCATTATTCTATGTTTAAGTTATCATCATTTAAAATCTCCCGGATCTTATCTCTAACAGCTTCATAAGCATCATATCTTTCTTCAGATAATTTTTCATTATACTTTATCTCACTTCTAAGCCATTGATCAAGATCCCACATAGAATGTTTCCATTTCCAACCATCTAATGCTGTTCTAGCATCTTCAAGTTCATCTTCTTTGAATTTTAAAATTACTTCTGCCATTGGTTCATAAATATTTCAGTATTAATAATATCTCTAATATAATCAATTTCACTGTATTTATCATTATCCAGAGTCCACAATCCCATATCTTTTATTCTGTTTTCTCTCAAAGTCATTAAAGAATATGCCATTATATTAGCATTATCTTCATCCTCACTAAGTAACATACCAAGCATATTCTGCTTTTCATCTTCAGTAGTGTAACCTGTTTTAACTAGTAGGTTCAACTCTGATAAAAAGATAAAGGGTCTGAATGTTCCTGCTTTGGTACCTGCAGCATACATATACCATAAATATCCAATATTGCTGTCATTGGATTTTGAAACTCCCCAATGTTCATTAGCAATTTTCTTAATCATACCCATAATTTTGGGATCACTAAATGTTTTTATCATAATTAAAATATATATCTAATTGTATTCCAAGGGATTATCTTATCATGTAACTCAGTCCACTCTTTAATATAATCTCCTTTATATATACGGTTATATCTTAAGTTAGCACCTCCATACTGAGATATTTTCTTCTCTTGTATTTCTGGTTTCCAAAGTAATTCTTCTCCTGGAAGTTTATGCTCTAAATTATACAGATGTTTCTGCTCATTATGAGTAAGAAATATTACTTCAGCTTTTACTTCATCAAAATCCCAAGAATGATACTTAGCTCCTGAATTTATAATTTGAAATAGTGCACTATACTGTCCTAACCAATCATCATGAACTATCACAGGACTAAAGTTTAAATGTACTTCATAACCAGATTCTAAAAATAATCTAACTGCAGATAATCTTTCATATATAGTTGAAGTATTAGGTTCTAGTATTTTTCTATAATCTTCAGGCATCAGACTAAATCTTATTCTTATTTTATCATGAGGATCAAACTTAAGTAAGTCTTCATTTACATACTTAGTAGCAAATGAACCCATAGCAAGTGGATGATCTCTAAAGAATGCAAAGATTGTCTTCCAGTCATGATATTTAGCATGCAGAGCAAAGTCTTCATTACAGGAAATGTCATAAGTTACATACTCTCCTGTCTGATTAGGCTTCTCTACTGTAGAAAAATAAGCATGTGAATTAATTTCTGTCAGGATATCCATAGTATTTGTAGCTACAGATAATCCTTCCGGCTTATGTCTTTTCATATAACAGTAAGTACAGTTATACAAACAGCCATGACCAAAGGAAGGACTGATAAAATCAGTACTCCTCCCACTTGGTCTAATGGTCATAGATTTTCTGGTAACTTTCTCAATTACCATTTTTATTTAATATTTTTAAGTTCTTGTTCTAAATAAGCCCTTAATTCAGATTCTAAAAAGTATCTACCTTTTCTGAACAAAATACCTTTAAGTTTACCATCTCTTCTATGTGATCCAATAGTTCTTTTAGATATACCTAAAAAATCTGCTGAATCTTCTAAGCAATATACTGGTTCTTGATAATGTTCAGATAGCATTGCTGCTATTGTTTTTTTCTGTGACATAATTTTACTTTTTTCTTTGTTCTAGATAATCAATAATAAATCCAGCAGCAACTAGTATATTCATACCAAATGATGCTAATATCTCATATACATCTTGGTAAATATTTACAGACAGATGCACATGACCTACCATCCAGAATGGTATGGACAAGTTTTGGCTTATCCATACCACTAGATACTTAATAAAATGTAACATTATTTGATCATGAAATCATAGGCAGCTTTACTACTGCTCATGTTAAAAGAATACACTTCTGTAGTACAGTAACTTTCATTTATTCTGATTCTTACACTTGATGCAGCTTTAAAATCTGCTACTGCATCTGTATAAAGTTCAAAATACCATGAAATAAATACCACACTGTTATCTTGAGATTTACTCCCCGTAAACTTATATTTTTTATCTACTCCATTTACAACAAAAACAACATCTACTGTTGGACTTTCATCACAATAGTATCCACCCTGTACATATAACACAATGGAACTGTCTACATTTTCCATTTTCATAAATGCATTGTTATTTACTGCTGTATATGCAATTTTATATGGTTCATCAAAACCATTATCACTTATTTTATAAGTCCATTGAGCACTAACACATCCTGTAATTAGTATTGCTCCTAACAAATTAATCACCTTCTTCATTGTTCACTGTTTTTGTTTTTTCTTGCTTCACCATACCACGAGGAGAATTTTTTGCTGACTTGTTCAATCTTTGCAGCCTCTCCTGTATTTTCTGGTTGATACTGTTGTAATCTGAGTCTTTCTTGTCTTTTTTCATACTCTTCCCAATTATACATTTCTAATTCTTTCATTCTAGCAACATCTGCTATAGTCATACCTTCTGGTATTCCCCCATTTTCTTCCATAATTTGTATACATAACTCTTTCATTCTTCCCATAATTTTAAACCTTTATCAATAAATAATTTAATTGTAGTCCTAACATCCTTATGATTCATGATAGCACCTATTGCCTTTAATTTTCTATACACTTTACGGTCAAGATCTAGCTCTACTCTGTTTGACCTATGAATAATAAGTTCATTTGTGTTAACAGAATTAAAATCAAACGGAAATATCTGAGCATACACATAAACATTTTCTTGGTAAGACTTGTCTTTACGGAACTGCAAAACAAGTCTTTTATTGTGGTTTATCTTGTCTCTTTTAAAACCTACAAGCTTAGCAATAGTATGTTCACTCAGCATAAATCTAAAAGCTAAAAGACCCACTAAATAACTTCTTTGATCAACAAGAACTCTTTTTCTTGAGTCATTAGGAATTTTTAAAAGAGCTTGTACTACATCATCTTTAGTGTAGTCTTCCATATTAAATGTGTAAATCTAGCTCTTCAGCATAAACTTTTTCTTCACCATTCATTTTTAAAATACCTCTTACAATACCAAATCTTTCAGCACTATAAAATTCATAAGGAAATGACTGATCTGATAGTTGAACTTCTTTTAGTCTATACCCAAGCTTGTTATTTTGCAGATTCATTTTAACAACCTCAACTACTGTGTATATTTTGCCTTTAGTTATCCACTCAGATTGGGATACTCTTTTTGGCTTATCACTGTCATTAATACATATCACCTGCATGTTCTCTAATTTCTGATTTTATATCTAAGTCATCAAATGTACCTTTTATCTCAAACATTTCCATGTAATCCCCAGATTTTACAGTACATTTTCCATTATTATGAGCTACAATAGCACACTGTTCAGCTTGTAACCTTTCATGATTACAAACCTTAATCAAGCATGCCATAATGTAGTCATAAGAATTTACATCATCATTATAGATAACTAGTTTATGTGTTTTGTAATCTTCCATACTACTAATATAATGAAATATTAAAATCTTTCCAAATAATTTTAGTCTGATCAAAGTTCTCTAATGCTTCTTTTACCCATTTCTCATCTATTGTATCCATGTAACATAGTATGTGAACAATAGCTTTATCATCTGGATTTAACCGGAGTAACCGGCCAATTCTCTGTGCAGCCTTTCTCTCATTACCATATGCATGCATAATGATACCCTGTTTGAGATTTGGAATATTCACACCCTCATTTAACTGAAGTACAGTAGATAACTTATTAATCTCACCTGATTTAAACATTTCTAGATTATCTTCAGACTCCTTATTACCGCTGTGGTAGCTATGTTTACATAACTTATCAGCTTGAGCCTGAGTATTAGCAAATATGATACACTTTGTATTAATGCTGTCCATTAGCTTTTTAGTATATCTTTCTTTGCTAGGATAATCCATCAATGCCTTCATTCTCATCACTCTAAGCATATGAATACTGCCTGACCCTACATCCAGTCTTCTAGACCAATAAGTATAGTTATCTATCTCAGATGCCATATACTGTCTATTACCTGTTTTGACTGGATACACTTTC